GGATTTGCAGATGTACAGAAAGCTACAACCAAAACTAATCGTCTTGACCAAACGGCTATCGCTGTGGTTAAAGCAGGCACTGAGGGTTGGTGGGTTGCTAATATCATACATGGCCGTTGGGGCGTCGAAGAGACTGCCAGACGAATCTTTGAAGCAGTCAGAGACTACAAACCAATCTCAGTAGGTATTGAGAAAGGCGCGTTGAAGAACGCTGTACATCCTTACTTGAACGACATAATGAAGAAGAACCAGCGGTTCTTTAGAGTGGAAGAGCTTACACACGGTAATCAGAGAAAGACAGATAGGGTTGTGTGGGCGTTACAAGGTAGGTTTGAACACGGTAACATTACACTAAACAAGGGTGAGTGGAACACACAGTTCTTAGATGAACTATTCCAGTTCCCCAATAAGCTTGTTCACGATGACTTGATAGATGCCTTGGCTTACATAGACCAGCTCGCTAAGGTGGCTTACGCTATTGACTTTGAAGAAGAAGAATACGAATTCATGGACACATACTCAGGGTACTAACTATGTTAGAAGAAAACGAACCATTCCACATCGAACAAACGCTTGAAGACTGGGTTGGTGAGAAGTGTAGTAACTGGCGAGACCACTTTGAAGCTAACTACTCACAACGCTTCGATGAGTACTATCGTCTCTGGCGTGGACAGTGGGCTGCTGAAGATAAGACTCGTCAGTCAGAACGCTCTAAGATTATCTCTCCTGCCCTACAACAGGCTGTGGAGTCATCTGTAGCAGAACTAGAAGAAGCTACCTTCGGTCGTGGTAAGTGGTTCGACATTAAAGACGATGTAATGGATAAAGACAACAAAGACATCGTTATGTTGCGTACACACTTAGAGTCTGACTTTAAGCGCAACAAAGTACGTAAGGGTGTTGCTGAGTGTCTTATTAACGCAGCCGTCTTTGGTACTGGTGTCGCTGAGATTGAACTAACAACTGAAAAAGAGTTCAAACCAGCTACACAGCCCCTAATGGACGGTGAATTGACCGCTATTGGTGTCAACATTGCTGACCGTACATGTATCAAACTACGCCCTGTAATGCCTCAGAACTTCCTTATTGACCCTGTTGCTACCTCTGTTGAGGATGCTTTAGGCGTTGCTGTTGATGAATACATCTCTATGCACGTTGTTGAGCAGCTACAGGAGCAGGGTGTCTACCGTGATGTGGCTTTAGAGTCAGCATCTAATGATTTTGACATTGAACCAGACCACTCTATTACTTCTTTGTACGAAGAAGACAAGATTCGCTTGACTAAGTACTACGGTTTAGTCCCTAGACACCTGTTAGAGCAGGCTCAGCAAGAAACTGACGCTGAAGAGGAGACTGTATCACTCACTGGAGACGAAGAAGACACTAGTTACTACGTTGAGGCTATTGTAGTAGTAGGTAATGACGGTATTTTGTTAAAAGCTGAGGCTAATCCCTACATGATGGGTGATAGACCTATCATTGCATTCCCTTGGGATGTCGTTCCTAGCCAGTTCTGGGGTCGAGGAGTATGTGAGAAAGGATATAACTCCCAAAAGGCGTTAGACGCAGAACTACGCGCTAGAATCGATGCTTTGGCACTGACTGTACACCCTATGTTGGCTATGGATGCCTCTCGTATGCCTAGAGGTGCTAAACCAGAGATACGTGCTGGTAAAGTTATCTTGACAAACGGCAACCCTGCTGAGATTCTACAGCCCTTTAACTTTGGTCAGGTCAGTCAGATTACCTTTAATCAGGCAGCTGAGCTACAACGCATGGTACAGACCGCTACAGGCGCTATAGACAGTGCGGGTACGTCAGGGTCTATTAATGGCGATGCGACCGCTGCGGGCATCTCTATGAGCTTAGGAGCCATCATTAAGCGCCACAAGCGCACATTGATTAACTTCCAAGAATCATTCATCATTCCTTTCGTCACCAAAGCTGCTCACCGCTACATGCAGTTTGAGCCTGAGATGTACCCAGTTGCTGACTATAAGTTTGATGTGTCAAGCTCTTTAGGTATCATTGCTCGTGAGTATGAGGTCACACAGCTCGTACAGTTACTACAAACTATGTCACCAGATACTCCGATGTACCCTGAGTTGATTAAGTCTATTGTTGATAACATGAACTTAGCTAACCGTGAAGAGCTTATTGCTAAGCTTGATGCAGCTAACCAGCCTAACCCACAGGCTCAGGAAGCACAGCAAGCTACACAAAAAGCTGCCTTGGCCTTCCAAGCGTCACAGACTGGAGCACTCAACGGACAGGCTAAAGAGTCTGAAGCTCGAGCACTTAAAGCAGTGGCTGAAGCACAGGCTGTTCCACAAGAAACAGAGATTGCTCGTATTAAGGCTGTAACGACTAACCTACAGGCTGGAGATGCAGACGACAAAGAGTTTGAGAAGCGCCTTAAAATCTCTACACAGCTCCTTAAAGAAAGAGAAGTGGCTGTTAAAGAAGGTGCTGTACAGGCACAACCACAACCTGAGCCGCAACCAGTAGCTCAACCACCCACGATGATGCAGGAACCCACACAAGGGCAATTCCCACAATGATTATTACACAAAGAGAGTTTAATGACGCGCTAGAGCAAATTAACAGAGCGTTTGCAGTAGTTGACGAAAAGATTGACAAACTAGAAGCAGAAGTTAAAGCCCTGACACAGGAGAAAGCCAGTGGCAAAGCCAACAAAGGGCAAAGCAAAGGTTAAGGTGACGGCTAGCGGTAAGAAGGTTAGCTACGGTCAGGCCGGTAAGGCAAAGGATGGAGGTTCCCGTGTAAAAGCGGGGACGGCCAAGGGAGACAGCTACTGCGCTAGGAGCTTAGGTATTAAGAAGGGCTTACCCAAAGCTAAACAGAATGACCCTAACACCCCCAACAACCTCTCACGTAAGCGTTGGAAGTGTTCTGGGGCTAAATCGAGGAAAAAGTAATGGCATGTTCAGTGTGTGATGGTAAAAAAAAGAAGACACCTAAAAGCAACAAAATGCCCGTCAGAGGGCAACGAGCTGTTAAAAACAAGGCTAAGAAGAAATAGTTCTTGACTTTTAGCTTAAAATGTGCTATAATGTACTATAGTATTCTTTAAGTTGATACTTTACTTCTTAACAAAACTGTCCTAAAGGGATAAACAGTATGATAGACAAAGAATTAGAACGGTACTACGAAAGTATGTACTCGTTGTTTCACAATGAGGGCTGGAAGTCTTTACTGAGCGATTTAAAAGAAAACACTGTAAGTATTAACTCAGTAGAGAACACCACAGACCTTAACGACCTACAGTTCCGTAAAGGTCAGTTGTCTATCATAGCTAGTCTACTTAACTTAGAAGACCAGATTAGAGCAGCCGAAGAACAAGCATTAGAGGAAGACCTTGATGCGTATAATGGCTGATTTTCAGTGTCCTGACGGACATGTCAATGAGTTTTTTGTTGATAACGAAGTAAAGCAGGTTGAGTGTACAGATTGTAGCCTTCCTGCTTATAAACTTATTTCCCCCGTTCGCAATAAGATTGACCCCATTTCTGGTAATAACGTAGGTGCGACGATGAAATGGATGAAGATGCGCGAACAGAAACTGAAGCAAGAGCGTAAGGCCAACTCTGAGTAATCAGAAGCTTTACTTAACTAAAACCTCCACAATGATAATATATCACGGAGTTTAATAATGGCAACACTAGTAGACGAGCGTCCAGAAGACGTCAACCCAGACGAAGAAATTACCACCTTTGAACAAGAAGAAGAACAGGAAGCTCCGCAAGAGTCAACCCCTGAACCTCCTCAAGAAGAAGAAATCCCCGAGAAGTACCAAGGAAAGTCAACCGCTGAAATTGTAAGGATGCACCAAGAAGCTGAGAAGCTACTAGGCAGACAAAGCGGAGAAGTAGGGGAACTACGTTCTGTTGTTGATAGTTATATTCAGACACAACTCGACACCAAAGCACCACCAGCACCAACTGAAGACCCTGATGAAGATGTAGATTTTTTCTCAGACCCAGACAAGGCTGTCGCAAGAGCAATTGCTAATCATCCTTCTATTAAACAAGCTGAACAGGCCAATGTAGATAACAAGCGTAATACCGCGAGGACACAACTGCAAGAACGTCATCCCGATATGCCGCAGATTTTACAGGACGCTAAGTTTGTTGAGTGGATTAAAGGCTCTAAGATTAGAACACAGCTCTTTGCCCAAGCAGACCGTGGTTATGATTACGATGCCGCTGATGAACTCCTTTCTAATTGGAAAGAACGTCAAGGTGTTGTTTCTCAGACCTTAGCTGCTGAAAAAGATGGACGTAAGGCTGCTATTAAGACAGCTTCTACAGGAAGTACAAAGGGCAATGGACAACAACAGTCTAGGAAGATTTACAGACGCTCAGACATTATTAAACTAATGCAGGACGACCCAGAACGGTACTTAGCTTTGTCAGATGAAATTGGCCTAGCTTACGCCGAGAAGAGAGTTCGCTAACTTAACTATTATCATTTAAAGGTATTATCTCATGGCTACATCAGTATATCCCGCACAAGGCGGCGCAGTAACAAACACTAGCGCAGCAAAGTTTATCCCAGAAATCTGGAGTGACGAAGTTGTCGCTGCCTATAAGTCTAACCTCGTCATTGCCAACCTCGTTAAGAAGATGGGTATGTCAGGTAAGAAAGGCGATACCATTCACGTACCTAAGCCTATCCGTGGTTCAGCTAACGCTAAAGCCGCTGGTACAGCCGTAACCATTCAGAACAGCACTGAAGAAGAAGTCTTGATTGCAATTGACAAGCACTTTGAATTCTCCCGTCTTATCGAAGACATCACCGAAGTTCAGGCACTTGCTTCTCTCCGTCAGTTCTACACTGGTGATGCAGGTTATGGCCTAGCTAAGCAGATTGATAGTGATTTGTTTGACTTGGGTAAGCGTTTCGGCGACGACAACGGTTCTGGTACTGACTGGGTACACAGCAACACTTACAACTTCTCTGGCACTTCCGGTATCGAAACTTACGCTGAAGACGCTGTAGCTGCTGGTGACGTATTTAACGATGCTGGTTTCCGCGCTGCTATCCAGAAGCTGGATGACGCAGACGTACCTATGGACGGTCGTTCTTTCGTAGTTCCTCCTTCCATTCGTAACGCTATCATGGGCGTTGACCGCTACATGTCTTCTGACTTCGTAGATGGTCGTGGTGTTAAGAACGGTCAGATTGGTAACCTGTACGGCATTGACGTATACACTACTTCTAACTGTCCTGTACTTGAGACTGCTGCTCAGAACGCTGCTGGTGGCGAAGTTAAAGGTGCAATGTTGTTCCACAAGGACGCTATGGTTCTTGCTGAGCAACAGGCTGTACGTTCACAGACTCAGTACAAGCAGGAGTTCTTGGGAACTCTCTACACTGCTGATTGTCTGTACGGTACTCAGGTACTACGTCCAGAAGCAGGTATCGTTCTAGCTGTAAACGGCTAAGCGATAAGCAACAAACTAGGGGGTTCTTCGGAATCCCCTTTTCTTTTTCTGTTTTTGTAGGAGTTAAGATGTCGATATATAGAGGTGAGGGTGGTTCAGGTGACGCTACCAACGACGCTACAGTAAGTGACGTAACAGCCCAAGCTGTCATAGCTTCTACAAAAGCAGATGAAGCAGCAGCAAGTGCAACAGCAGCAGCAGCCTCTGCAACGAGTGTACAGACCCTCACAGCAGCAACAGGAGCCGCTGGAAGCTCTGCGTCTTACAACGCTGGCACTAACACCCTAACTGTGCCAAGAGGCGACACAGGGGCAACAGGGCCAACAGGAGCTACTGGTTCTCAAGGTATCCAAGGCATTCAAGGTATTCAAGGAGCTACTGGCTTAACAGGGGCTGCGGGTGCTGACGGTGCTGATGGAGCCGATGGAGCCGATGGAGCCGATGGTACAGGGGCTACTACGGCTTCTGTAACAGCCGCTGGTGCTTTAATGGACAGCGAAGTAACTAACCTTGCACAGGTTAAAGCTTTTGCCGCTTCTGACTATGCTACAGCAGCACAGGGCACTTTAGCTGCTGCGGCGCTCCCTAAGTCTGGTGGTGCTATGACTGGAGCTATTACAACTAACAGCACTTTTGACGGTCGTGATGTTGCTACTGATGGTACTAAGCTAGATGGCATTGAAGCTTCCGCAGACGTTACTGACGCCACTAACGTAACAGCCGCTGGTGCTTTGATGGACAGTGAGCTAACGTCCATTGCAGCCGTCAAAGCTTTAAACCAAGGTGTTGCTACTACCGACAGTCCTACCTTTGCTGAGATTACTTCTTCGGGAGATGTTAATCTTACAGCGGGTGCAAGCGATTGGGCGTTTACGGTTGTTAGCAATAATTTAATTATTAGCTACGGTGGAGTTTCAAAAGCAAAGCTAGACACCTCTGGTAATCTTATTGTAATAGGCAATGTAACAGCTTTTGGTACTGTCTAATGGCTTTGCCTAGTAGCGGTACTATAACCCTTAATGAAATACACATTGAAGCGGGAGGAACCACAGATACTCTTGCTTCTATTAACGACTCTGACATTCGTGCTTTAATCGGCAAAGCTGATGGTGCGGAGATGTCTTTTACTGAGTGGTACGGTGCAAGCTCTGGCATAGTTGTAACTGTTACTGAAGGTAGTGATATTTTTACTACTTCTGCATACTATGGATTTAGAGAAGAACAGAATCCAGACATTGGTTCGGTATCCCCCACAAGCATATCTTTTGACGGTAAGACTCATCCTGTACGTGACGCATATCGTAGAGTAAGCAGAAGTGGTGGTGTAGATAACGATGCTACCTCTGCATTCTGGTTTATCCTTTACAATGCTTCTGACGGCACTGTACCTGCTGACGATTGGTTTACCTCCGTTGAGGTACAGACAACAGGAGCGGCAGCTACTTTGACACCCGCAGAGGCCACAATCGTTACATCAGGTTCTGGAGCAACTGGCCGTAAAGAATGGAGATTTTTCTCTAGTGACTTTACAGCTACTGAGCTAACAAACTTTTCTGCTCAGTGGGATGGTTCAGGTACGTCAACAGCAACTTTTACAGAGTAATTAAATGACTATTATATTGAACTACGACACGCCGTCTGAAAGCCAAGCTAGGCTGTCAGGAACTTATGAGGCAGGTGAAACTTCTGGTTCTTTTTCTTGCCCTATTGTGTACAACGATGAGGGGCAAGACATGGTTACAACAGAAGCTCGCACAAGGCTTACCATACAGGAATCTTTAGATTCTGAAATTACTTAACTTTAAGGAAATAAACAATGAAATATTTATTAGTAGTAGCAGCGTTCGCGTTGACAGCTTGTAACACCTTTAATGCCGCAGTAGACGGCTCACAGATGATTGTAGACAGCACTATTGACTCAGCTCAAGTTATGGTTACAGACACAGCTAAGGGCGTTGGAGCAGGTTCTGCTACGTTTGTTGACGGTATTGCCGATGAC